CATCTAATTTGGCTTGCACTTCACACGCAACTTCCTTCATTGTCTTTGCTTCTCCCCCCTTTTTGTGCGTACCCCAAGGTGCTTTTCCTAATGCCTCTTCGTGAGCTTTAGAACACGCATCTAAACGGCGATCATTGGCTTCATAAAAATCTCGTTCCATTTTGCGCCTCACTATTTTCTTTTGTGCCTCTTCATCCCCAGCCTCAGCAGCCCTAGCTAACTCTTTATCATATTCCTTCTCTTCTTCTTCGTCCCTGTTACATTCATCAGACAGAGCAGAGCTTTGACCCTCGCCTGTCTTAGTTCTTCCTGTACGAATATTAGTACGGGTTTTAATCTCAATATCAATCTGAACATTGTCGGACGAGCTATCTTCTTCTTCTTCTTTTTTACTTTCTGAGGGATCTTCAGGGGGTTGATCCTTGAACCCACCACTCCAATGCACTTTTCCATCAGATTTATTCGGTTCCTTGTCCTTGTATGCTCCATTATCATTGAACTCAAAAAAAGCGGGATCATCCTCTTCCATACCAGCATGTTGATGGATAGATTTAAGCATCACTTGTGGGTTTCTCTTATATGAATGATGGTTACTTAACGCTTCTGCATGTTTTTCTTCTGCTTCCTCATCACCAGTTCTTTTAGCATGAATTAATGCTCTAGCGGGGGCACCCAACTCTCTATGTCCGTACCAACCTCGGTTTCCAGAAGTTTCATCTTTTCTCCCTTCTTCGATTGCTTCACTTACTTCAGGGTCTACGGGTCGAGCTAAGTGTCTCCATCCCATTTTTTCATCTGTACATTCAGACTTCTCATCTAATTCTATCTCTAACTCAGACCGATTATCGTGCATCTTTTCCGTCCATTTTTCGGCACTATCTTTAGTAGCAATCTTTTTAACATCAGTCTTTTGACCAGGAAGATCTGAGCCAACCTTTCCTTCAACTGTGGAATCAACTATATCTAATTCACCATATACCTTACCAAACCCTCGGGTGGAGGCAACAAGAATAACTAAAGCTCTTGATCCGTCTTCCTCATTTGCCGTCACTCTGGATAATACGAAAGCAGCTTGCTCTTCTGTCCAACCTTCTCCATTAGGGGGGTCAGAAGTCAAATATTTAATTGCCATCTGAGTCATATCCACATCGGGGTCCTCCATATCTACCAAACATTGCTGTCCCATAGCACATAAACCTTGTGCAAACATGTTTTTAGCTTGCATTATCGTAGTGGTATCTTCTAAAATTTCTGCGATCTTTGCATCTGCTAAGGCTACTACTTCATCACAGTTCATTCTACCTTTTGCTGGTCCCGACTTATCATCCCCTTCACAGTTTTCCATGTCTGCCATTAAGCCTAGGTCAGCTAGAACGGCAGCGTGTTCAACCAAGGTTCCTCTTCTAGCGAAGTTAATATCCTTTCCTTCGGCCACCTTCTCGGCTTCAATAGGTTTAACATAACATGCAGCGTAGCCCTCACTTTCTTTGTCTGGGCACTTTTTATTATTATGGTTAATGGCTTTAGCAAGTTGCGCTGCCATGTTAGCAGCAATATCATTAGTTTTGTTAGCACCCAGTCTATAAGACATGTAAATGCCGTCAAAAGTTACTCCAGTAGGGGTTACCCTCATGCTCTCGGATAACTCTCGCAAATCTTCACGGGATACACCTTCAGGAAGATCGCCACCATTCCAACCTTTTAGTTTTGCAATAGTCTCAACAGCTTTAGCGTAAGATCTTAAAGCATCTAAAGCCTTTTCTTGGTCTAGGTCAGGTGAGTTATATAATTTAGCTAAAACACTAGCATCTTCAGCCGCAGCACCGCGCACTCCAAGCCCTTGCTCCTTTCCTTCTCCCCTACTTTGAATAGCAGTAATAACTTTTTGAAGCCTGCTTTTCTTTGTAGCAGGATTGTAACCAGGAAAATACTCTTGTTCCTCAGCAATAGCACCCTCTTCATCCCTAGTTAAAAGACCACTATTACCTTCTTCGTCCCCCTCTAGAAGACCTTGAAGCTTCGTTGCAATAGCTACTGTCTCCTCATCTGGAGTCCACTCCTCTTGCTCGGTGTTCTTTCCTTCTGTAGCTTCACCCCCTTCTGCGTCTGTCGGTCCCTTCTTCTTCTCTCCCCCACCATCTCCTGCCAACCATGCGTCCAAGTCTTTAATACCTGTTTTTCCAACCGCGCCCATATCGTGCCCCACAGGAACTCCAAATTGGAATTTCCCGAATTTAACATTCAGTTTATCATTTTGGGTTATAGAAGCTTTAGCTACACTATCGGGGTTTTTAGGGTGAGCAAACTCCTTCTGCCCTGCTTCTCCTTGAGCAGCCCCCTGCATAGCTTTAATTATGTCTTCTGCACTATTAACTGTTTCCTCGCGCAAGGAGAGCTTAAACTTCCTGCGTTTCAACTGGTTATAGTTTTCTAATAAAGCGTAGTAGTATTCCATAATCTATTATAGAAGAGCCCAACCCAGAGGATTCTAGGATGGGCTCTTTCTAGTCTTTATAAAAGTTATTAAGTTTAGCTTTCGTAGGAAACATGTTCCATGAAATCATAGCGAAGAACCATTTCGATAGTATGGAAGTCATTGGTGGAGTAATTAAACTCAGCAGTCTTCCAACTCTTTGGATACACACCGTAAAGGCGAGTCTCCATTAAGGGTTGCCCATGTGCATCCAAAGCAACAATGGTTGCTCTTTGAGCTTTCCAGCCACCCACAGGTGGTTTTTTATCGCTCTTAACATTAAACTTACCCTGCATAGGATCATAAATTGAAGAGAACCAGTTCCATAGAGTATTAGCAATCTTAGGTTGGTAAAGATTATCGAAAGTTACAGTAATCTCCTCAGGGGATCCCTTACCTGGGTAGTAAACCTTATCGTTTACACGGTGAACTTCAATGTCCTCCGTGGAAAACCCAGCAGCAGTTACCTGCTTGCAAGCTAAGGTTAACTTATTATCGTTTCCTCCACCATCGGTATTCTCTATTACCCCTCCTGGGATAATAAAGTGCATCTCAAATTGGTATGCTCTTACAGAGTCCAAACCTTCAGAAATGATGGGGAGAGCCGATTCAAAATTATTGTCTCGATTTCCCGTTGATTTATCCGTTATAAAATACGGTGTGTTACCTTTTACATCTGTCATGATTATATTCTCCTATTAGAAGGTTGCCGACTGGCTAGTTAAGTTTAGTTCGAAGATTACCATCTCGGCAGTCTTTGTTGGTTTAATTAATACTTTACACCACATTTCATTTCTATCAATTCTAACGGCAGTGTTTGTAGAAGCATCACAAATAACCTTAAATTGTGTAATACCTCTACGGTTTGCAATATCACCAAGCATGGGATTAAGCAAGTCCTGAACCCTCGACCAAGTAATAGGATCATTAGGTTCGAAGACCAACCGTTGGGTTGATGCTAAGATTTGCTTCTTGATGTAAATCATCATGCGTCTAGTGTTAATTCGATCAAGAGCCGAAGGTTGACGCTGAGTTGTGCGCTGTCCAAAGATAGCGATTCCGTTCTGGGGGAAGTTAACAATTGGGTTGAGACAGTTCCCACCAGAGTACATAGAATCTCTATCACCTTGGTTAAGCACAACTTCAACATCCGTAGGCTTGGTCAAACGACCTCGCACAAATCCAGCAGGAGCAAACCAGGGATCAGACACATTATCGGTTACACCGATCTGCCGTGCGCCATAAATTTCAGGAGCAAGCCAGCGATCCTTACCATCAAAGACTTGGAAGACTTTCAACCAAGGCCAGTATAGGGCTGCATAAGAACTGTTAAGAGCAGCGGTTCGTTTAGTATCAAAACCATTACTCCAAGCAATTGCATCCCCAGTCCTACCCACATTAAAGGGCGGGGAAAGAAGAGCAAGGAAATCTGTACTTCTTTCAGCCACAGTAACAAGTGCGTTCTGGATTTGCTGTGAATCACCCACGCCCACTCCAGGGGCTAGAGCAACAGAGATGTTAAGAACAGGGTCATCCAAGGCTTCAATTCCAGTCTTGCCTCCCTGTGCTGTAACTGCTCCAATAATTGTAGTATTAACATCAGCTTGCGAATCAGGCTGTCCATTAGTACCAGCGGCTAAGTTATAAGTACCCTGTTGAAGCTTCAAGAATTTGGGATTAGCAGCAGTCCAGGCTGCAACATCTCCTTGCTTACCAGTAAAGGCTCCAGGTACTAGGTTATCTAGGTTTTTAGTAAAATCACTAAGAGCAACTGCAACAACATCCGTTTCGTATGTTCCCGTAGCAATAGCGGCTGTGATAAGGTTGGAAGTCTTCCCATCAAAAGTAGTTCCAATAGTGTCTTCAAGGAATGCTCCAGAGAGGAACCCCGCTTTAAACTGATCTTCTACAACACCTAAATCATTAACCTGCTCAATACTAGTGGTTCCACCATTTCTACCTACTTCAAAAGAAACACCACTAGTGTTACCATTTGCTTCGGTCCCAGCATTATAACCTGCTCCAGGCCAAAGACTTTGAATCAGATAGGAAACTTCTTCCGGGTTGAGTGAAGTACCAGAGGCTGTAGTTTGGGTTATACCCGCTCCAAGACCCGCTGCTTGATTAACAACCTGTAGTCCAGGACACGGTTTCCAATCATCCGTATCGTTTAGAACTT